TTATTTTCCGAGTTTAAACGCCTTGCGTGTTATACCTGCTCCGATGTAGCAACTAATCATATTTGCCATTAATTCTTTCCATACATCGGCTAAGTAAAAGCCGTTCACATAGGCAACCGAAAAGCTTTCTTTTTCGGGTATTAAGCCCCAAAGCCACCCGCCACTATGTTCAAGTGTTTCGACCGCAACGGGAATATCCTTAAAGAAGGCGAAGATAAATGGGCATACTCCAAGTATCGTAAATGCTCCGAAAAGCATTATACGACGTACCCAGACTCCGCTATCGCCACTTCTTGTGAAAGCTTCGTTGTGTACGTTTATGTCTGCTGTCTGTTGCTTTTGTAAAGTCTCCAAAACTGACGTAAACTTTTGCGTATTTATTGCCGAGAGTTGCCCAAGATATGAGACTATCGCCCCGAATATCGCGCCTAATGCTCCGCTGTTGTATAGTTCTGTGATTGCCGCAATCATTGTTTGTTTGACTCGTTGTTATAGATTAAAATGTCGTTATCGGAACGGCGTCCGTTTCTTAGGCGAACGCCGCCTGTTTTCTTTTTCAAAAGGTTAAGATTTTTTAGTTCTCACCCTTGTTTTTCGCCGCTGTAAAATTTGTTCGCTATTTCCTGAATGTTAGTTATGCCTAACAATGCTACTTCGTCAGCGTTTAAGCTTACGGTGTAATTGCCACTCCCAAGCTTATTTCCTGCGTCGTCGTACAAATCTCCAACGACTTCAACGCGATTTATTTTCAAATTTGTGTTATCCGCAATTTTTATCTTATCTTCGTTTTCCATGATATGCCCTTTATTGTAATGGTGTAATTCTTATCGAGTAAGTAAGCGTTATGTTTGCCACGCTTGGCGTCACACTCAAGTGCGTTGCCGTTGTCCCTGTGTAAAATTCTTTTTGCGTAAAAGAAGTAGTTGCGCTCATTGTGCCGTATTCACTTCCACCGCTATAGCTCCCAAGCGTCAAAGTCGCAACTGCGCTTGATTGCGCTATAAATTCGATTTTAGAGTTTGCTGGCAGAATGTTAGAGTCGGCTAACAAATACATAGCCGTCGTTCCGCTCCAAGTGGATACGCCACTCTCAACCGCTATTGTCGCTTTTTTTGACGGCAATACGCTGTTGCCGATTATTGTTGCGTGATTGTTATTACCGCTCAAATCGCGTACCTGTGCGCCGTCCGCTGTGTCTGATAACACCAACATAGCACTGCTCGACGTTGGAACATCGCGCCCCTCTGCGTAATCCGAAACCTTGTACTCCGCACCGTTAGCACTCATGTCAAAGTTGACCGCTAAAATATTTTTGTAAGCCATGTCTGACGACGAGCCTGTAATCGCCGTCGCATTATTTGCATTGATACTAAACGGCAAATCGGTTGTTAGAGTGCCTGTAAATGTGCCCTGATACTTAATGCCTGGCGCGATATATGTGCCGTCCACGTAAAAGCCCCAATCCGCGACTGTCGCGCTTGGAACTGTAAATACGACGCTGTGCCAATCGTCTCCAGTTGGCAACGCAGTATAAGGCAACACCGCATAAGAGCCTGTCCCACCCCCTGACGCCGTAGATAAAACAAATCGCAACCCACCAGACGACGCTATGCCCCATACTATAAACTTATCCTCAACAGTGCTATATCCATTCGCCTGTGTAAATAAGTTATAATCGTTCTGCGTTGTCCACGCCGCAGCCCTCTCGTACTTAAAAGCAAAAGAAAACGGCGCGCTTGTAAATAATTTTTTTTGAGTCCTTAATAATCCGCCGTCAAATTGGTAATATCCAACATTTGACGCTCTCGTTTGCAAATCTCTTACGCCAGCCGCTTGCGCTGTTTGCTCTGCGTATTGTTGCGCTTGTTGCGCCTTTGAGTCCGCATAACTCGCGCTTAGATAAGCCTGCTCATTAAAATATTTTGCGTTATTATTATAATAATAGCTTCCACTTGATACGTCTGCTCCGTCTTGTTGCCCTACTGCAAAGCCCTCGGCAACTAGCGATTTGATATTTGACGTATAAGCCCAACTCTTAGAGCTATCTCCTATTGCTACACCTTGCTCATCGACAATAGGCGTACTTGATTCTGCCCATTGATAAGACTTAGTTGCCGATGCAACGGCAATATCTTTTGCGTCTAATACTTCGTCGCGATAATTGGGAGTTGGATTGTAAGGCGTTTGCGAATTGGTCTCATAGATATTAAGATTAACGTTTGCCGAATTGATAAGATTCTCCGAGCTGTCAACGAGTTGTACAGTCATAATCGCTTGGCAAGATTCTGCGCTTGTCTGCGCACTGTCAAACGTTGCTATAAAACCGCTCGTAAAGCTTGTAAACTCGCCACCAAAGAGTTGTTGCCCTGTCGGGTTAGTATTACCATTCGCCAATACTTTAAACGCAAATACGCGCAATTTTGCTACGCCTGTTGTGTCGTATGTTTCAAGGCCCTTTTTAAATACAAACGTAAGCTTTAACGCGTCGGCTTTGCCAAACGTCCATGATAATGGCGTAGGATTATCAACGTCTATTTCAAAGGTCTTTTCTTTCGGATTTATTGCCATATTTTTTTAAGTATTGGGTGCAGGTTGCGGAGTTGAACCGCTATTTCAAGCTAAGTCAGACTTGCGAATTACCGTTATTCGATGCCTGCATATTATTAAAAAGTTATTCGTTTAAAATTGTTTAAAATCGAGCTATACCCGAGCGGATTTTCCGATAATGTTTTTGTGTCGATTGCGTTGCGATTATCAAAAAGGTTTGCAACATTCAGAGCGACTAGTTGCTTCGCGTCAAATCTAATGTTAGTCGCGTCTAACTCTCCAGCAACAAAGGTTATTTTTACTTTGCGAGTTGTTTCGTTTCTGTAAAAAATAGGTATGTAAACAAACGCAATATCGTCTCCTATTTCCTCGTAATAATCTTCGGTATCTTGCCATTCTGTGCCGTTGTAAATCTCAACTTTTGTGATTGATTTTAATGGAAATTTAGGCAACAAAAAACGAAAGCTGTCGCTGTCGTAAATCGCTTCAAAAGTGTTTTCAAAAAAACAAAAAGGGACGTTGGGGCTTTCCTCGATTATCACTTGCGCCGCCTTTATTAGAGCGGTTATAAACGCGTCTTGCGAGTTGTCAGACTCTACAACATAACATTGCGCTTTTGCTTCCGAAAGCGTTATTGCCAAGCCGTTTTTTTTAGTGATATTTTTAAGTGAGGAAAGCCCCATATATGTCCCTTAGATTAAGCCGATTGTCCGATTAGTTTTGTTGCTGTTGCATCAAGCACACCTGCGCCGAATACAATATCAAGCGAGCCATAACCCGAACGGCTACCTGTTGCGCCCCAAAGATTCAACTGAATACTCAAACCGAGTTCTTCAACTTGGTAATTCTGCGATTCGAGCAACGGTCTTACATACTCATTCCATTCAGGGACTTGAGCCACGCAAGCAATACCGCCGCCGTCTGTAATTACGCCTTTCAAGTCGCCCGCGCTTAGTGTAGCGGTCGAGCCATCGGGGTCAACGTCAGCAAGATAGCCGTCTTCGGAATAGCCGTCAAAGCCTCTAATTCTGCCACCTGCGAGCGGGTCGAAAGATTGTATATTTGTCGGCATACCCTTTGAATACAAAGACGAACCCGCAATCAAAAACTTTTGCATTCCCTTAGTTTGCAAAGCCCAAATCGCTTGGAAAAGCTCGTCTTTTTTGTCAGCCGTTGTCGCGCCAGCAATGTCAACGGTATTCAATTCGCCAAAGTTAGCTACCGTAAACAATGCGTCGCGGGTTGCGTACATCTTGTTGATAAGTCCATTGACGTTTGACTTAATCAAGCTCTTCAGTTCGATTGAGCTATTCCAAGTCGCCCCGAATTGCTGTGAAAGTAGGTTAAGCTGTACCGCCTTTGCGGTGACAGTGTTATCCATATTTTCAAAGCTTGTAGGATTTATCTTAGTAGTGCCTACCGTCGTATTGACAAGCACCTGAACGTTCTTCGGAATGCCTGCGTTTGTGATAGGATTGACAGTATCGGAGAAATCAGTCACGCAAGCCTTGAATCCCTGCGCCCTTGTCTGTGCGACCTCTCTTATTCCCTCTGCTACTATATCCTGTACTGCTTCCGTTGTAAAACTATTTGCCATTATTTTAATCTCCCTTTTAAGTTGTTATTTAAGTTCGTCTCCGTGTTCTGCTCTGTACTTTGCACGCTCTGCCCCCGGTTTCATCTTTGCATAAAGCGCTTTTACATCTTCTTTCGGTTTTGCAAATCCACCCTGCGCAAACATCTTTGACTGCTCTTTTTTCAGCGCGTCAAATTTAGCTTCAAATGCTTTTGTCATTTCAGCCTTGACTGCATTGACTGCCTGTTCAATCTTTGCGCTCATTTCCTCTTCTGTTTCTTCGGGCATTGTCAACGCTTTCAAGCCGTCGAAAATGCCTTGTATTTCTGCTTTCAAAGCTTCGTCGCTTACCTTGCCCATAAAGGCTTCGAGGTCTCCGAGAGCTTCCTGCCATTCCTTATACTCTGCCATTTTAATCTCCTTGTTGTTGTTTAAATCTTGGCTTTGTGCCAAGCTGTTTATCTCGCCTTGCACGTTGGCAAGCCCAAACACTCGCTTGGCGAAGTTAAAAATCATATCTATTTTAGGCGCGTCAATTACCTTATCAATAAGCCCTGCATTGAGAGCCGTCATCGCATTGTAGCTTGTTTCATTTTTAAGTAATTCCTCAATTTCTTCGGGCGTTTTTTTCATTCGCGTCGCATAAAGTTGCACAAAAGTATCTTGATAAGATTTCAGTTGCTCCGAATACTTTTTAAGTTCTTCAGCATTGCCCGAAACGCCCATTACAAGCGGATTATGTATCATTATCGAGCTTGCGAAACGAGCTTGTATCTCATCAAAAGCAAGCATTACGAACGTTGCCGCGCTTGCACAGTTGCCCTCAATCAAGCATACCTTGCGCTTCTTCGACCTCTTTAAAGCGTTGTATACGTCAAATGCGTCATCTATGTTGCCACCGACGCTGTTTATAGTTGCAAAGATTTCATCGCCTTGAAATTCGTCAATTTGTTTTGCAACATCTTTACCGATTATTTCTTGTCCAAAAATACCAACCAAATTTATTTTATCCATCATTGATTTCCTTCCGAATATTCATTGCTTCCACCTGCGTTCTTTGAGTGGTCAAGCGATTGTATCGCGCTATTCATACGCAATACATCACCGCCTTCAACTGGCGATAAATCTTCTTTTTCTCGCGATTCGTTAACGGTCTTTAAACCTGCGTTTACTTCCGTTGACTCAGCTTGCGCCCTGCTCGATAGATTGCCCCTTTCGAGCGCATCAACGTTAAACTTGAAATAGTTGCTTTCAAATTGCTCATCGGTCAGCAACTGCAAATTAAATCGCATTTCGATATTTTTCAAAATCGGTAAAAGGCAAAATTTGACGAACGCAATACCTTGTTCTTCCACATTGCTCATCACGCCGTCGTTATACATAAATAGCGGAATGCGGAACATCGACGAAACAACTTGCCTGTTGAATTTGCGCGTTTCGAGCATTTGCAATTTGCTATTGTCTTGATTTATTTCGTTAAATTGCGCACCTTTGGGCAATAGCAAAGCTTGTTGAAAATTTCCTGTGCCTGTGTAAAAATCTTTGACGGCTTTCTTACAATATTCAAATTCGTCTTGCGTTGTTTCCTTGTCTAAAGTCACCGCACCGCTTGGCGCAATACCCTGCGAAAAGAAGTCTTTTGCGTACATTGCCGACGCCTTTGCAATGCTCAAAATCGTTTGGCATTTGTCTATTATCGACGAGCCGAAAACGCCTACATCATTTAAAGATTTAATCACTAAAACGTCTTGATACGGAAAGCGAACCTTAGCACCGATATCAAGATTTATATCGTAAAACAATTCAAAGTTTTCTTCAGGGTCTCTAACTGCGACGCATTGACTGCGCTTCTGTTGCCATAAGCCGTTCGGCTGTCCGTCTGCGTCTCTCGTTATGATTGCCACGCCTGCGCCATTGATTAACATATCAATCAAAAGCCATTGCATAAACTCGTATGGCGTTGTGTACGGATTGGGCGCACGTTTCAAGAGCTTATAAGCGTTCAAATTGCTTGCCTTTGATATTTGCCCATTATTGTCCTTGCGTAATAGATTGCAAGGCAACATAGCGACGGATTCGCTAATAATCTTTACCGCCGTATAAACTTCTTCAATCCCCAAAACGTTCGACGACTTAACAGTCGAGTCAAACTTGTTGCCCTTGATAACTGCGGTCATCGGATTGTTTCCGAACGCTCTTTCTTGCTTCTTTGAGGATTTTCTTGCGACTAATTTAAAAATTTAAAAAGTTTTGTCTTCTTTGGAGAGTGCGGAGTTTTGCAAGGGAAAAAAGGGGAAAGAAAACAAAAACCCCTAAAACCTCTTCTCCGCACTCTGTCAATTTTTTTTGACGTGCGTTATAGTTGACGGTTGTTTTTTATTTGTCAAGCCTTTTTTTAATTTTTTTTATTACAAACAAAACGGCGGCTTCCGAGCTATCCCGAAAACCGCCGCCGACCGAGAATCCCCAATCCATTTTGCAAAATCAAGCTTTATTCAATTCGCTCAAAATCCAACTCGGCGTTTGCTTTTCAGGCTCTCTCACACATACGCCGATTGCCATTGCCGTTGCGACTGCGCCGTCAATTCTCTGCCTTGCCTTTTCCTTGTCAAATTTTACATTCTCTGCTGTGTCCTTTGTTATTACGGCGTTCGATATGTTCCAAGTCAAACAAGGGTTGCCATCGTGCCTTAGCTTCTTTAACAAAATCATTTCCTCGAAACGCTTTATCGCTGGCGACATATCTTTATAACCTTGCCCGAAATCCTCTATTTTAACGCCCCTCGCGTCAAATAGCTTTGTTATCTCCTTGCTTCCCCAACGGTCAAATGCAACCTTACGAACGTCGTAATTATCTAACGCGCCTTTTATTTGGTCAAATACAAATTCATCACTTACTGTTGCGCTATTCGTAAGACTTATATAGCCCTTTTCTTGCCACGCCGAATAAGGCACTCTGTCAAGTAGTTCTTTGTCTTTAAAATTCTCACTCGGAACAATAAAATAAGGCTTAACATATCCGTTTTTAATCCCATTCTGCGAAGGAAAATACAGCACAAAAGCCGTCAAGTCTTGCTTCCTCGACAAGTCTAAACCTGCATAGCAATACTTGCCCTTTAAATCGTCATCGTTAATCGGCTCTGCAAGCTCTTTCCACAAATCAAGATTAATCCAAGCACTCGACGCCGTTGTCCATACGTTCAAATCGTAGTTTAAAAAATCATTAAGTTCGCTTACAACATTCTTTGCGCTCCTGTATGCGTCGTTCATATAGTCCCAAGTCTTGGCAATTCCTAAGCTCGGATTCGCCTTTTTCCAAATCTTCGGGTCTTGCCAATCGTCGTTGTCATCAATCGTAAAAATTATTCCGAAAAGTCTATCGTCATCGGCAATCTTATTCAAAACATTTGTTGTTCGCTCGTGCATTTCAAACGCAATACCATTTTGATTTTTCCCTGCCGTTGTAATGCCAACCATTAAAGGATTACGTCTACTTGCCGTCGAGCGGAATATTACGTCCCAAAGGTCTCTATGTTCCCATATATGCAACTCATCGCAAATAGCACCCGAAACGTTTTTGCCGTGTAAATTTTTTGAGTCGCTCGCAACTTTTCGAATAAAGCTTTTTGTCTTGTCAAATTCCAAAGACGCTACAAGCAAGCGGAAAGCCTTTTTAAATTTCTTATTTCCGTCGAGTAGATTCTTGCAATGCGTCCAAGCTTCACCCGCTTGGTCGATTGTATTCCCTGCGATATAAATTCTTGCTGCCGACTCATCGTCTGCAATACACATATAAATCGCAAGGATAGCGCATAAAAAGGTTTTAGCGTTCTTTCGGGGTATCTCTATATATGCTCGCCTAAAACGCCGCCTATTGTCTTTTTTGTAATACCAACAAAACAAATTCGCTATTACAAATTTCTGCCAATCCATCAAAGTGATTTGCTCGCCTATCTTTTCTGGGTCGTCCGTCAAATAAAAACAAAAGCATTTGCAAAGCCGTTCAAACTTCGTCAGATATTCTGGCTTAAAAATTAAATCGTCTCTCTTTAAATCCTCTCTATACCTATCAATAGCCTTGCGCACCCATAGACACTGGCTGTCGTATGATTTCAAAAAGTTGCCGAATATACTTTCATCGAAGTTTTCCACGCTGTTTATTTTAAAAACTCATCTTCGGGAGCTTGCGATTTATCTCTTTCTCCGTCATTGCCTGCTTCCATACGACTGCGCTTTCTTGACATTGGGGTAAATCCAAGTTGCGCTCCAAACTTGTTGATTGTATTGCGCTCACCGTCTATCAATTTTTGGATTGGGTGAACGTAAGTTTCGCCGTTTCGGCTTTCGACTATCATCTCATAATTTTCTGATTCCGCATTATACTTCTCTAACCGCACCAACGCTTCGCAATAGACAGCCAACGCACCGAAATCAAGTTCGATATTGATGTTATCTTTATGACTTTTCGCCAATTTTTTGAATATTTTACGCGCTTTTGTGCTAATTCCTATGTAGTCGCTTTCGTCCATATATCAAAGTTTTAAAACTCCATTTTCCACATTAACACCCACCCCCATAAAAACTTCTTGCGTATTTTTTAAGAGTCCCTCTTCGGTAAAACCATCTTTTTTTTGATTGTATTTGCTATCCCCATCTTTTTTTTGGGAAAAGTCAAGCAAAATGTTAAAATATCGGGACTTATCGGCATTGTAGAGCTTATGGATAAGGTTGTGGCAGTCTTGGCAAAGCGGTATACAATTTGATTCATCGAGTAAAAGCTCTGGATACTCTTCGACTGGTTTAATGTGATGTACACATACTGCATAAGTTAATATTTTGCCGTTTAGAGCGCGTTTGTCTGTGTGCCTATGCAAAGGGTCGGCACATAAACCTTTAAAGCGTTTTAGTACCATTTTTGATAGTTTGTGCCATTCTCCGTTGGCGTGGATATTACTCATTTTGTATTTCTAATCGTTCGGTTGCTTGCTGCTCATAGTGGTCTGTGTCAATCCTCTTTGGTTCGTCCCAAAATCGGATTGGCTCTTGGTAAGGTACAATATTATATTCTGCTTCGTTGTCCTCATAGTGATGTTCGACAGCAACAAATTCACCATTTACCCAATCGTATTTGAGTCTGTGTATTCGTATTTTAATTTTCTGCTTCATAGGATTTTTGGCTTCGTCTCCTCACTTTGTTCGGCTAAGCGTCCTTGCCTGCGCTCACTCGTTCGCTTGGCTTCGTAGCTATTTTACTAAATATTTTTTTATGTCAAGCTTTATTTTTGCGAACGTTGCCAATTATTAAGTTAAAATGTTTATTAACAATGTTATACTTATCGGATAAATTGCATGCATTAAAATCTTTAGCAACCATTTTATCAATCCAAGTTTGCATAGCGTCTTTGTTTTTAAAGCACTTGCAAACGCCTTTTACAAATTCTCTACAAGCCTTTTGCGATGGCAAAATAAGGGCTTTATACTTGCGTAGAGTTGACAAGGAAAGCTCTTTGCCGAACTCAAAAGAATTAACTTCACGTACCGCCATTTGATATTTAATATCGGACATCGCGCTTGAAACGTCTTGCACAATGCCAAAGAAGTATCTGTATTTGCCATTTACCATTACGGAAAGAGAGCAAGCAATAAAGTTATTGTAATTCTCGTTCATAGTTTTATTTTTCCGATAAAATTTCAAAGTTATGCTCAAGCGCGTATTTTAATTCTGTGCGAGTCCCTTTTGAAGTTTCCCAACCTTTTAAAAGATAAATACAATCGCAAGTTGAAAGCGCGTCCCTCTCTGCGGTGATAATATCATCAACAAATGCGCTAACATCTCCTGCGAAGTATCCATCTGCGCAAAGGCTATCATCTTTACTCTTTACAACCATATAACCGATTTTAGCGGGGTTTATGATTGTTTTTTTAGGGTATATTGTTTTGAGTATAGTTTCCGCTCTGTAAAAAGCCTCGTAATTATAATTCGGCAAGCCTGTCATCTTGCCTGCTATGTATATTCGTTTAATCATTTTTATTTCCCTTTTTTATTTTTGATTTTGCATTTTGCGCAAGGCGTAATCTTGCACATCTTTAATCGACACTAAAACGTTTTCGTCGCGGATTATGCGACTTGCAATGCGATTGTCGTAAGACTCTCCTAAGCTCTCAAGGCTCAAATTTGACGTTATGAGCGTCCATTTGCCAACGCGCCTTGATAGTAGCTCACACATCTTGCCTTTGACGTATCCTGTCGTGTCTTTCTCCGCGCCTAAGTCGTCAATGTAAAGCATATCTGCCTTGTTCGCGTAATCGTCATAGCCGCAAGCTCGAAAGTTGTCGGCTAACTGCGAACTTGTAATTGAGTAGAAGTCTAAAAATTTATGGGTTTCTCCTGTGATTTTAAATCCGCATTTAAGATTTCGTCCGCAATAGTTGTAAATCTTGGTTGCAAGATAAGTTTTGCCTGTTCCACTTTTTCCAGCATAAGTCAACCAACGCCCTTTTTTAGCTCCCTTTGTTTTTGCGTCGTAGATGTACCTTAAAGCCTCTTCAAGCATTAAGACAAGTGTTTTATCGTTCAATGTTTCAAAACGGCTTTTAAGGGCAAAATTGACGCAAATAGGGGCTGTCTTATATTCCAGCATAATCGCTTGAGTCGTTGAGGCTTCCTGCATTGTTTGAGGTATCTTTAAATCGCTTATATGTTCCATAATTGTTTTTTTGTGTTTGATTTCTTTCCCAACGGTTAAGAGCTAACTGCCAAGACTTCATTTTGACGTTGCCAATCTTCCAGCCCTTGTTTTCGTAATACTCCCAAAAGTCGAGATAATTTGTTTTCTTAAAACCTTTGGATTTTCCGTAAGCTTCAACCTCGGCAACTGTCGGAGATTTAAAGGCAACCTTTTTTGTGGGTTGTGTTTCGTCAGAAACAATATTATTATTAGCTTTGTTATCTACTATATTATATGGTAATACTTTTGTATTACTCTGCCTAATACTATTGTATGAGTCTGCCTCATACTTTTGTTTAAGGGTAATACTTTTGTTTAAGGCAGGTTTATACTCTTGCAAAGTAGTTTTAAGCACTCTTTTTCTGCCGTTAAATGCAACTTGTTTTACAAGCCCTTTCCGCGAAAGATTAGATATTGCCTTTGAAACGTAAACTTCAGAAACGCCTAGGAATTTAGCAAAGTAATCATTTGATGCGAAGCAACCATCTTGATTTGCTAAACTGTCGATTTCAGCTAATAAAATAACTTCCATAAATGACAAATTATCGTTCAGCCAAATTTCCGCAGGTATCCATATACCCTTGAAATCTCTTTCTGTTTTATCTGCTATTATTCTCATAAAATAAAACTTTGTTAAAAATTAAAATAAAAACTTTTTGCTATGCAAATTTTTTGAAATTTCAAAAGCTTTTTTGTTTGTGTAAATTTTTTCCGTTATTGTTTTTCTTGCAACATTTAAAAGCGACTTTTTCTTTTTCTCGTTTACAACAACAAATCTGCGGTCTGAAATTTCGTAGCTTGAAAACCAAACAGGGAAATCTGCATTGTAAACCCAGTTGTAAAACTCTTTATGGTCGAAACCTTTTGATGTATATTTTGCCGTATTCTCATACGGTGGGTCGCAATATACAACATCGCCATTTTTATATTTGTAGCCTGAATACGAGCCAGTATTAAGCTGTAATCGCTCTAATTGCTCTAATTGCTGTAATCGCTCTAATTGCTCTAATTGCTGTAAATCAATTCTTTTCGCTTGCTTTCGCAACATAGTCTTTAAATAAAGTCTGCGTTCTTTTATGTCGTTAATCTGCCAACCTTTAAAATCTGGAAAAAGGCTTTTAAAAAATTCGTCAAACTCGTTAAAAACTATCGCATTGTGCAAGCTTCTTTTTTGTTTTTCAATTTCTGGATTAAACATATAAGTTATGCCATTATTTCCAAAACTCCAGCAATATTTTACATAGCCGTCTAAATCTTTTCTTTCGTGAAATTCTTGCCTTGAAATAAATGGCGGTTTAAAGTTTTCGTAAGAATATTTACCTGCAATAGCGTCTTTAATCAAAGGCACTAACAAAGGGTTTATTTCATTGTAAAATACTTCGTTGAACTTGTTAGAAAGCAAAGCGCAATGCGACATTGCAAAGCCCCCACCAAACAAGTCAACAAATCTTTCACCGCTTGGCAAAATGTTAATGATATGCTCGGCAATTTTTGATTTACTGCCCATATATGGCAATCCGTAATTTTTAGTTTTCATAAAATAAAAAACCCTGTAAGTAGTAGCTTTACAGGGTGAGCCTTTCGGCTTCTTTTGAAATTTAAAGATGGCTACTACCTCATCTTTTATTCTTTCCAAAATCTCCCAAATAATCGGGAAATTGTCAAATCAATTTTACCTTTCCTTTGCTTTCTTTTTAGCGTTCAAAAGCAACCAAATCATAGCGTCTTCAAGGGCTTTTGATTGCTCTACCAATACTAAAAGCTCCTGCATTTGCTCATCGTCGACTTGCTCTGCCGAATACTTTGCAATCGCCAAAAGTTGCTCTATTTTATGCGCTGCGTCATCTGCGACACTCAAGGCAAACTTTGCCATTTCAATGCGTTGCAAGAGATTTTGCTTAAACTCGTTTAAAACTTCTTCGATTTTATCTTCGTTCATCGTCGACTCCTTTCATCGCGGCTTCGCACTTGGCAAGGATACTGGATTCTATATCATTCATTTTTCCACCGTTGGGATATGCTCTGAAAATTAGTGAACCTATTGCTTTAAGCTCATCTTTCGTAAACTCGACCATTTTCACCGATTGGTGAATATGGTCAGCCCTGTGATTCCAAGCGGCGATTGTGTCTTTTTCTGTGTCCTGAAAGATATATACCTTCGCGCCGCATTCTTGGCATTTAAATATGCCGCCTATTGTACCCATATCCACGTCAACCACGCCGCCGCAGAACGGACATTTTTTAAGCTCGCTATCCATTTTGCACCTCGCTTTCCTTTGCGTCTAACTTTTCGGCGTTTTCCTTTACACAAGTTTTTTTGCGTTCAAATTGTTGGACACGAGTTTCGAGTTCTGCTATACGCTGGTCGGGCGTTTGTTCTATACCATAATAGTAAGAGCAGTATTCGCACTTGTTAACTAACGAGCCTGTTTGCGAACACCTAAAATCGCGTTTATCGCATTTGTCGCAATTCTCGCAACACGCTTTGATTTTATCGTTCATCTTGAAAATCCTTCCATTTAATAATTACGCCTTTAAACGGCAGTCCATAGTGGTCGCTAAAAAATTTAAAAAACTCATCTATACTTTTAAAGCCGTCCGCAATCGCGAAATCATACAAATTATAATCATTTATCCTATCCCATTTTTTGCTTCTGGGATTCTTTAAGAACGCCTCGTAAAAAAGTAAATTTGTTATGGATATATCAAACACCTGCGTGATAATTGATTCTCCTAGTAGCTTACCATTTTCAGCATTAAAAAGTTTTATCTTATCGCCCTTTTGAAAAGACTTATTCTTACGTTCTCTGCGAATTGTCTGACATTTAGAACCATTAAGTATTTTGTCGATAAACACGCTAAAGTTTATATTATGCGTTATAGGTCTATCCATTTTGCACCTCGCTTTCCTTTGCCATTTCCGCGCACTCTGCGACGAGATTGTCGAGCCACTCCTGCACCGCTTGCTTGGCTTCGTCGAGAGTTGGTTTGTCATTTATCCAGCCAAATAGACGACTATACCAATATTTTCCGTTATTGCTTAAAACTATTGAGTAATTGCCAAATAAGTCAGCATGTAATCTTCCTTCCCCAAACGAGCCGATAGGCAACTCAACCCACGTCAGCCGCTTAGCCCTCGGATTGCGAGATTCAAGCTCCGCAATGCGGGATTCGAGAGCGTTTCTTGACACAATAAAAGAGTTTGGTTTTGTGCATAAATTCATCTTCAAATCGCAGTCATAACAAATTCTATTGTCATTTGCGCTGTCGCAATTACAGCACTTAATAGGTATTCCGTTTTTATCGTTCATTTTGTTTGATTCCTTTCTTCGACGTGCCTTTTGAGAATCGGCACAATTTTTTCTGTTGGGTGAGTTTCAAATTCTCCTGCCAACTTATTCGGGCAAGAGAAAGTTATGTTTTTAGTTTTTCTCCCTGTTTTTGGGCGACCTATCTGTTTCTTTTTTGTGTTCATAATTACAACTTTCTTTCTAATTTTTTCTCAAAGTCCGATTTGCCGATTCCTGTAATTTCTTCAAAAATTGTAAAATCAAAGTTCGGCAACTTCAACGTGAGTTCTACATCTTTAATTTCCGCTTCATTAAAAGCCTTTGCGAAAAGTTCTGCTGTCGGGGAATTAATCCTTATCCAGTTCGGGAAAACAATGTCTTCTCTTTTGACATCAGTTTCTTTATTGAAAATTCGGACTTTTGGCTCATTTGTATTAAAATAGCCTGTGTTGAAGTTGCCTGTGTTGCAGTCGCCTATGTTGCGGTTGCCTGTGTTGTAGTCGCCTGTGTTGTAGTCGCCTGTGTTGTAGTTGCCTATGTTGTAGTCGCCTATGTTGCAGTCGCCTATGTTGCGGTTGCCTGTGTTGTAGTCGCCTGTGTTGCAGTTGCCTGTGTTGCGGTTGCCTGTGTTGTAGTCGCCTGTGTTGCAGTTGCCTGTGTTGCGGTTGCCTGTGTTGTAGTCGCCTGTGTTGTAGTAGCCTGTGTTGCGGTCGCCTGTGTTGCGGTCGCCTGTGTTGCAGTTGCCTGTGTTGCAGTTGCCTGTGTTGCAGTCGCCTGTGTTGTAGTCGCCTGTGTTGCGGTAGCCATTTGGTATTAACGGATAAAATTCATCTGTTACTTCTTTATTAAATTTAAAAGAAGTAGTAGCTACCTTTTCTTCGACTCCGCAATGGTCTTTTTCGCCAACAATTTCTTTGCATTCAACTTCAAATATGCGGTAGTTGTTTTTATACCACATATTCCAATATTTGGTAATGTGATACCCACATTTGCACAACTTAATTTGTTCTTTGGGTATTTCAGGCAACCAGTCGCCCGATTTTACATAAGGCGCAAAAGCGAAATTCGCGTGAGTTGCCGTTAAGTCTTGTTTGACTACTTTATAATATTTTTCTTCGTTCATAATTGTTTTCTTTCTTTTTTAGTTTGTTTTTAAGGTTTACACTGTTTAATTATGCTACCAACCATTACTACTTTTTAAATCGAGTCAATACTTTTTTTAAAAATTTTTTAAAATAATTATTTTGACACATAAAAAAGCGGATTGTTAGTCCGCTCTTTCCTTTGTTTAAAAGGGTTTACCGATTATCGCCGTTGCCTTTT